GAAGTGCATGCACTTATACAAATAGTGCTAATTTAGAGGAATTGGCAGATAATACAAAATTTATTATTGTAAATAATCAATACAATTCACACTTAGTAGATGGAAAAATTTGAATGTATATTTTTAATATTATTTGTTAGTATAAATTGCTATTTATTATTATTTAGAAACATAATAATAAATTTTATAAATATATTTATATTACTATATTATAGTATATACTAATAATATTATGAAACTTAGTAATAATAGCAGAAATTATATTAAAATAGTAATAATATTATTTATAATACTTACAAGTATTTATGTATTATATGTTTTTCATAACGATTATAGAATTATGGAAGGTCTTGCAAATATAAAAGATTGTTCTAATTGCACGATTAGACCAACGTCTGCAAATTGTGTTCCTTTATATGATATAAGTTATACTTATAGTCAAATTGGAACCAGCAATAAATGGAACTTAGACATTTCTAATGCAATAACTGATAAAGTTTTTTGCCAATGGGAGCCCAAATGTACTTTTGACAATATTACGCCACAAGATCAGCGTAATTCTCTCACAAATAGTAATATAAATCAAAGTATTTATGATGTACGATGCTGCTCGGGAAGTCCTTTTTACGATAATAGCAATATAAATTTTAATTACAACGCTATTACAGATAATATAAGCAATATAACAGATTGCTCGGCCATAAGAAGTTATTTCCAACAAAATAGAGCGGGAATTATTGAGCTATCTTATAATGAAAGGGATTTAAATGCTGCCACACGCACATGTAATACTTTAGATCCGAATGGACGCTTATTTAATAAACGGGGTATGTTATTTTCAAAAATTGAAGCTAGCTTTAATATTTTTAGTGATCAAAAAAGTATGCCTTCTGACATTATAAATTATGTTTCATTTAGTAATTTTAGATGGACATTAAAAAATCTGCCATCAGGCATAACAGGTGCAATGCTTAATGGTTATAATGAAGCAGAACTAAATGCTGCATTATTAACACTTACACAAATGAATGATGCTTTAACTGCAAAAGCAAGAACAGAAAATTTGCAAAGACAATTAAACAGGTCCGATTTAACAAGTGCGCAAAATACTAGCTTTCGTTCTATTTTAACTAGGTTTGAAGATGCTTTTAAAGTTTTAGGCTTATTACAAGACAGTAGAAGATTTAATTATAAATTAGTTAATAATGACAAGCTGCCTAATCTTGACTATACACCATATAGTGGTAGCGCATTAAGCACTACTCAATATTTATTAAATTCAGAGCAGTTTTTTAATTGCATGGGTGAAGTTAAAAATGATATTAGCTCCTCATTTACTAGCGCGCAATTAGCCGAGTTTAGCAATAATGATTATTTTGGAACTGCTGGCCGACCCGTTTCTTTAGGTGGGCTTGGCGAAGCTTCTTATAATGCTTTGGGGACTATGCAAACAACTGGATATCCAAGTAATAATGATTTAGAAATGGAATTACGAAGATTAGAAATAGTTCCATCCTCCGGAAATGCGCCGGTTAGCGTAATAAGCTCTTATTTAAATGCGATCAATAGTTTTTACGATAAACAAATACGAAATTTGACAGGACCACGAGAACACAGTTATAATCAACAATTAGTATTTGATAACAATAGTCTTGAAACAAAACAAGCCACTTTTTTCACATATAGCAAAGACACCAATAATGTTTATCCTTGTAGTCCAAGTATTTTAGGTAATTCTACATTTGAATATTGCGGTCCTCAAGCATATTATGAGACCCCGCGTTTCTAAATATTTTTATATTAATTTTTATACATAAAAATATTTTAATAAAGTTTATTCATATATGTTTCTATTTTGTATAGCTATGAAAAATAAAGGCTGCGCTTGCTCCTAATAATTGAGCAATTACAAATATCATAAATTTGACAATATCCATTTTGTTAGATAATAACATCATAAAACTTACTGCGGGATTAAAATTACCGCCTGATACTTTACCTCCAAAATAAATAACGGATGCAAGGGCAATACCGATTGCTAAAGCATCACCTGTTTTTAATATTACCCCTAAGAAAATAAAAGTTCCTATAAATTCTGTAAAAAATTCTAAAAACATACTTTATATATATATTTATAAATTATTATAAATTATTATAAATTGTTAGTATGTTTATTTTTACCATAAATAAATATGACTTAAAATTTTTGCATTATAATAACCGTTTGATTTTCTTTTTTCGAGTGCAATAGCCGATCCTCGTTTTTTGGTTCCTGAATGCCTATTAAAATAATTTTGCATGCGTTTGCGATTATTATGGTTTTTATGCGAATATAGTTTAAGAGGAGTTCTATCTTTATATTGTTCGTAATCTGAAGCACCAAAATGTATTTTGCGTATTTTTTTTGTTGCTTTATTTTGAATGTATGCAGTATATTTTTTACCACTAATTTTGCTTTTTTCAAATTTAATTAGTGTTTCTTTCATTTTTATATATATAATAAAGATATATAAAGATAATATTACAAAATATATTTTATAACCCTATTTTATAGCAATATTATGTCTACGCATATACCTATAAAATATTTGCCTAAACGACTTAGTTTTAGAGACAGAAAACGGCAACTTAGACAGCTTAAGAGATCGCGTAATGCTTATAAGAAGCATATTTATATTACACGTAAAAAGGTTAAATCATATAAATCCAAAAAATCAAAGCACATATTAAAAGCGGAGCGTATATATAAATTGGCTAATCTCTCTATAAATGCCAATCTCTCTAGAAAGACGGGGTGCTCTATAAATTCGCTACGCAAAATTATGAAAAAAGGGCAAGGTGCGTATTATTCTTCTGGGTCAAGACCCAACCAAACGGCACATAGTTGGGGATTAGCCCGCCTAGCAAGCTCAATAAGTGGCGGAAAAGCGGCGGCAGTTGATTATAGCATATTAAAGTCCGGTTGCTCAAATAATTCTAAGGCTTTAAAATTGGCAAATCAAGCTAAGAAAAAGCATGGACGAGGCACTCGTAAGGTGCCTAAAACAATATTATAGTTAATTCTTTATATTTGTTTTACTATATATAATTATGCTATATTAATTATGCTATATTAATTATGCTATATTAATTCTGCCATGTTAGCGCTGCCACATTAGCCCCGCAAGCCCGTTTTGAAATACTAATAAATTATATTTTTCTTCTATAACATATAAATTATAATAATATTTATAAATATTTGTAGGATCTTTTGAAACGCCTATTACTACTCCAGTTAATGGATCACATATTGGTATAAAAGCAGCACTCGCATCTAATGGTGGATTACTATAATTATTATATTCAAATTCAATTGTTTTGAAAAAATTAGTATTAAATGCTCCATTAGGTTGCTGCTTAAACGGATCACTTGTTAATCCAAAATTATAACAATATAAACCTACCTTTGAACATGATCCATTAGATTTACCATACTTTTCCAATTTACTAAATATAGCACTATCAAAATCATATTCTCTGTATTTACCATCACAAATTATAGCAAAGTTTTTCAGTATTTCGCACTGATTTGTTTGCTCAGTTGCAGATGGACTATTGCCCGTAATATAAATATTTCTTGAAATATCGGAACTATAACTAAATAATGGACTATAATATTTATGATTATTAATATATAATTTTTGTAAATCATTTGGGATCTTATTTTCATACAACCAATTTGTATAATTAGACCACTCATTGCGCTCTTTAACGTCGCTTCTTTGAAAATACCACATCCAATTTTTAATTAATCCGTTAGACTCCAACTTAATTTTATTAGATTTAATAACTTTCTCAAACGCATATTCATTAACTTCACGAATTAAATAAGTTTGGCTATTTTGCGCAAAATATATTCGCTCTTGTTCGCCTAAAAAACATTGCGTACATATTAAATGAATATCGCTGTTAATTCGTGACGGTAAATCTTTATAGCTATCAACATCTTTTACTAATTCACTTTCTGGTGGAGGATTAATAAACCTTTTAAATTGGTATTCTATTATGTTTTGATTTGCTTGTATTTGCGGATAATTATTATATGGTATACTATTTCTTGGATTACTATATAATACGTCTTTTATTGTAAATAACTCTTGTAATGGTCTTAATGTGAAATTAATCACTAATTCGCTATATTGTAAACAAACCAATGGAAATGCCATTATTGAAGACAATGTAAACCATGAATTTATTGGTATATATAAACTATATTCACGGATTGAGGGTTCTATTCCGCTTATATCAGAAGACCCGTCTTTGTAGACACTTGGATAATTATTATTTCTATTATTATAATTTGCCGGATCGTTTAACTCAGTAATATGCCCAGTCATAATATCAAATAGCCCTTTCTTATGTGCATCATAATCACGTTCTACAATGTTTTGTAAATAATGTCCGCTAAATTTTTGAATTATTGAACCATTTATAGTTATATTGACACTTTCAATAATTTGACATCCAATATGCTTTATCCACTTGAACTCATATGGCCTATATTCGCTAACACTAGACGTAATATTAGAAGTAATACCAGAACTAGATGTAAAAGTGGTAGTACTTGTAGTACTATATTTCAATATTGGACTATATATTCTTGGCAATTTTACAACTAAATAAGTATCCATTAATAAATCGCCGTAACGCTGTATTTTAAAACTATAGTTCGAGCTTTTAGTTATATCTAATTCCATTTGCCCTGTTTGGTCTATTCTAAATTTTTGTAATCCAAAATTAGTATACTTATAATATGCAGATTTAAAAAAGGTATTGGTAGGATTGCCTGTCAAAATTATATTTTGATTTCCTAATGCTATTAAATTTAATAATCCTCCTGCCATATTATATTATATTATTTTATATAATATATATTATTTATTTATATAATATAATATAATATATTTATGTTATAATATATTTATGTTATAATCTGTATTTTTAAATTAAATTTAACAATAATATATTATAATATATTATATAAAATAATATAATATAATATGGTTTCTCGATTAATGGATTTAGATAGTAATCAATATTTTTATATAACATTAGTAATAATTATATTTATATTATTAATTCTATTTAGCTGGGTTGCAAATAGACTAGGTTTAAAAGAACGGTCGTGCGATAAATTAGCAAGATATTGGCCGGCATTAACAAATACTTCCTATTTTAGCTCACAAACAATGTTAAAATCCGACGCTAGCGATTTTTTTGACGGCTCTTCGTGCAAATTAATAAATTATCATGTCAAAAGTGCTTATAATTGTTGCTGTGGAGATGGCTACAAAAACAATTTTGTGGCTTTATGTGCTTTAGAAAAAGCAATTGCTAATGGTTGCCGATTTTTAGATTTTGAGATCTATTCATATAATAATAACCCTATTGTTGCGTCGTCAACTGCTGAAAATAATTATATTAAAGAAACTTATAATTCGCTTTTATTAGAAGAAGTACTAATTACAATTAAAGAAAAAGGTTTTAATCCATTATCAACCAATTGCGCAAATGACCCCTTAATATTAAATTTTAGAGTTATGAGCACAAATGTGCCTATGCTTAAGACTATGGGAGACTTAATTAAAAGACATTTACATAGCTCTAATCAGTCATTCACATGTTCCACAAAAAAAGATATGAACCTTTTAAATACTAACATGAAAGACTTATATCAAAAATTAATTATTATATGTGACTTTAATCCGCAACCTAGCATCATTACATCAACAGCCGATTTACAGAACTTGAATAGCTATATTAACTTAAAAGCAAAAGGAACATATTGTCATACATATAGGTATAATCAAATTGTTTCCAAAAAAGGTTCTGCACAATTTTTAGCAACCACAAAGTCTAAATTTGTAATAGTATTGCCTAATTTAGATAATTCAATAATAAACTTTGATGCAACATCATCATTTGATACAGGTTGTCAGGCAATATGTATGAAACATCAAAATATAGATAATAACTTACTTGGATATAATGGATTATTTAAATTACAAAAAAACTTTTCTTGGATTAAAAAGAAGCGCGCTTTATTAAATATTGACGTTCCAGAACCAATAGTATATGATGCAACTCTTGATTATAAAAATGTTTCGATCTTTGATCAATAATGTTTCGATCTTTGATCAATGATGTTTCATTATTATATCAATGATGTCTACATTATATTATATTATTGTTATTATATTGTTTTGTTATATATTATTATTTACAATAATTTAAAATGTTGTAAATATACATTTTTATATTTGTTTATATTAAAGTATAAACAAATATATGGCAGAAACATTTGAAGAAAAAGAATTACAAATATTGAGAGATGCTGTGGATAATGCTACTGAGCTTAGCGGCATTAAACTTGCTCAATCGGAAACTATAAAAAAAATAATAGGCATCTTAGAACATTTCTTAAGGACACACAAAACACTGTGTTATGGGGGGACAGCTATAAATAATATATTGCCAGAACAATATAGATTTTATAATAAAGATATTGAAATACCGGATTATGACTTTTTTTCGCCATATGCCATGGACTATTCGAGAGATTTAGCAAATATTTATTATAAAGCTGGCTACGAAGAAGTTGAAGCAAAGTCAGGTGTTCATAGCGGCACATATAAAGTATATGTGAATTTTATTCCTATTGCTGACATCACATACATGGACAACAATCTATTTAATAATATATACAAAAAGGCTATTAAAATTAATGCCATTAATTATTGCCCTCCTAATTTTTTGCGAATGGCTATGTATCAAGAGCTTTCACGGCCAATGGGTGACGTATCGCGGTGGGAAAAAGTTCTAAAGCGTATTATATTGTTAAATAATAATTTTCCTCTTCGTGGGCTATCTTGTAAGCATAAAGACTTTCAAAGACGATTTGAGGGAAATAACAATGAACAAAACCAAATTTATGAGATCGCTAGAAGTTGTTTTATAAATCAAGGTTTAGTTTTCTTTGGTGGTTATGCAAGTGCGTTATATAGTAAATATATGCCATATAAAGAAAAGAAACAAGCTGCAAATATTCCAGATTTTGATGTTATTAGTGAGGACCCCGAAACAAGTTCTAAAATATTAAAAGAGCAATTTAATTATGAGGGTTTTACAAATGTAAGTATTAATAAAAAGCCGCCTATTGGCGAATATATAGATATTCACTATGAAATTGTTGTAAATAAGGATGTAATAGCTTTTATTTATAAATCAACCGCTTGTCATAGCTATAATATAATAGTTATTGATGGACAAAAAATAAAAGTGGCTACAATAGACACAATATTGAGCTTTTACTTAATATTTATTTATGCAAATAGGCCATATTATGATGAAAATAGATTATTGTGTATTGCCGAATATTTATTCAAAGTCCAACTTAACAATCGTCTGCAACAAAAAGGTTTATTGAAACGGTTTAGTGTTACATGTTATGGTAAACAAAAAACATTAGAAGACATGAGAGAAGAAAAATCAAAAATATATTCACAAGTTAAAGATAACTTAATCTCTCGTAGTTCAAAATTATATAGTACTAATTTTTTTAGATATATACCAAAAGATGTTTTTACTTCTTCAAACAGTTCAATTTCAAATAGTGACAATTTTACTAAAAGCATACGCTTAACAAAATCTAAAACAAAAAATGAAACTAAAGCAAAAAGGAAAACTAAAACAAAAAATGAAACTAAAGCAAAAAATGAAACTAAAAGCAAAAATAAAAGTGAAACTAAAAGCAAAGCGAAAAGCAAAAATAAAAGCGAAACTAAAAGCAAAAGAAAGAAACGGTCTAATAAACGCAGTAATAAATTTATAGCCAGACCCAGAAACTACTTTTACATAAATTAAATATGTGTTTGTAGACTCTCGTTTTTAAGGATTGTATTCATGATTTTTAACCATTTTATATTTTATAAATTAAAAATGTATTTGTAGACTCTCCTTTTTTAAGGATTGTATTCATGATTTTTTACCATTTTATATTTTATAAATTAAAATATGTTTGTAGACTCTCCTTTTTAAAGATTGTATTCATGATTTTTAACATTTTATAAATAAAAGTGACTATTCAAGACTCTCAATTTCAAAGTTTTATTTTTATTTTTTTTAACCTTTTTAATATTTTTAGTACTATACTTGGTTTTTATATTATTAGTCTTATATGCAATTCTTTTGCTAAAACCAACTTTAACATCTTCAAAAAAAGCATGCATTAGATCATGATTGTATACTTCAGGATGCCCCTGAAATCCATAATAAGGATACTTCTCATGTTTTACTATTTCTATAAATTCTTTATTATACTTATCATAACTTGTTGCCACTATTTTATAATGTGGTATAATTTTTTTAGGGTCTAGCGCTAACGAATTATTATGTATTATTTTCTTTTTGGTTTTATTTATACCACAGGTTTTATTTATACCACATGATCCATGTTTATTACTAAATAGTGGAGCCGACTTATAATTTTTATAACAAGTCACATTTATAAATGTGTTCTTTATATTGTTTTTTGTAATATTATAATTTTTTGCTATTAACATCATGTTTTCATAACCATTACAAATTCCCAATATAGGAAATGGTCTATAATACATATTTATAGCTGTTGCTCTTTTCATTAAATATTTTTGCATTTTGTAATAGGCCTTATAAAATTTATTATTATAGAAATTTCCCATTTGACCCCCTGGAAATATTAATCCGTCTAAACTATTAAGTAAGTCGTCGTATTGCGATTTTGCACTATTATAATATATAATAGTGTAATTAATATTTTTCTTCTTTAATAGCCTTAATAAGGTTTTATCATATATAATCTCTCTAGACGTCTTATGCTTTTCATTTATATAAGGCGACGCTAATATGCCTAAGGTTGGTTTATTTTCTTTCATACTATTATATTATTAATATTATTAATATAAACAATATAATATAAAAATTATTAAAGCTTTCTAAATATTATAAAAAACAATTTAAAGACAAAAGCATAAGCTAATTGTGGTCATCTAACTAAATTAACCTATAGCCGGAAACCCGACCAAGTTAGCACCTATACCAAAACCGGCACCACTTCTAGCACTTACACCCATACTTGGTATAAATGTGTCTAATATAGAGAATGTTGCGGCAGCCATTAACGCGATTATGGCAATTTCTTCCATCTTTAATGGTTTTTGAGGAATAACAAAAGCAACAACTGCAACCATTAAGCCTTCTACTAAATATTTAATAGCTCTTTTTACTATTTCTCCCATATTGAAATTCATGTTTGTTTTATATTAATAAACAAGAAAAAAATATAAATATTTACTTAATTATATTTAAATTAAACATTAAATATAATTAAAAAATTAATAATTTTAAAATAAATTAAAATAAATTAAAATTAACAATACAAAATATTGTTAAATAATGCTAAATAATGCTAAATAATGCTAAATAATAGCAACCATTGCTATATATTACCAAATAATGCTAAAATAATACTAAAATAATGCTAAAATAATACTAAAATAATACTAAATATTACTTTTTATATATTTTTTGTAAATATAATAAAAAAATATATTAATAAAATAATTACTTAAAATTATATTAATAATACATTAATATAATACATGTCAACAAAAAAATCCTCTAAATCTAAAAAGACAGATAGTTCGGAAAATAAAGAATATGTTGACCTATTAGATGAAGACAAACCTCTGAGCGGACAAAAATACGTATGCTTAAGTTTCATATCTCCTGAAGATCATATAAAAAATAAGAATTTATTTTATTTTGAGAAGTTTTTGGCCAATTTTGAATTTAAAAAATCATTTGAAAAATATACACAATTTTTAAATTTTTTATCTTATAAATACAATTTAGATTTTAATAAACTCACTAAAGACATGGAAGAATTTGTAGAAGAAGAAAAAGACAAATTATTTTTAACAAGTCTTGATGATGAATATAAGTCATTTTTAGATAGTAAAGAAGAAGACCTACAAAAAGAATATAATAAACTACACACTTTTCAAACCAATACGCGAGGCATTAAAGTACGCGGTGTATTTGGATCTCAAGAAGAAGCAGAAATGCGGTGCAAAATTTTGAGAGATGCTGACCCTAATCATGACGTTTATGTTGGAGGAGTTGGAATATGGATGCCTTTCCACCCTGAAGCATATAAAACCGGTCGTGTTGAATATTTGGAGAAAGACTTAAATGACTTAATGGCGCAAAAAAAGAAAAACGATGAGATCTCTAAAGAGCAATTTAAAGAGCGCGTAAAAGAAAGCAAGAAAAAGGCTATTCAAGAAAATATTGCTAAAGCTCAAAAAGAAGGAAATAAACTAATGCAAACAATTGACGAAGAAGGAAACCTTGTAAATGCGGATAGAATGGATATTCCAGGAAAAAATTTACTATTTGGTGACGGAGATGGTGATGATGTGTCCACTGCTGATTTACGTAAAGAGTTATTCGAGGCCGAGGACGTTATTGTTGGAAAACAGGAAAATAATGATCATGGTCTTTCGCAAATCTTAGAACGACAAAAAGAATTAGCTGCTAAAACAGAAGATGACAAAGAATGATAATATATAGTCTTAATTTAACATATTTTAACCTTTTAACCTGCTAAAATATGTTAAACATTATAAAAAATAAAAATATGCTTACACATCTTCTAGTGCCTCTATACGTTGTGTTATATTTTTAAGCATAGCATTTTGCTCTTGTAAAGATTTGATTAATATTGCATCAAAACTGCTATAATTAACCGCTTTATACTTGATAGTTCTACCTTCTTGTATGTCTTTTGGACTTGGTTCTAATTCTGTTACCAAATTAGGAAAGTGGTCTTCCAATTCTTGCGCTAATACGCCAATACATTTAGTAGAATTTGATCCCTTCATATTATAATCAACCACTCTAACTTTCAGCAAATCCTCTAATTTAGGACCACTAGTTACTATATTTTCTTTTAATCTGCTATCACTTAATGACCTATACGAATTATTTCTATTTGTAATATTACCATCTCCTCTAATTTGAACCTTTAAATGCCTTGATGATGTTACATCACTGTAATATTCTTTCATAATTGTGGTACTTATGTCCGAGTTAAACATTTTATAACTATAACCATTGCTTGAATATACATGATTTGTTGATATGTCCAATGAATTAACGCTCATACTACCCATTACAATTAAATTACCACTTATTGTTGTCATTGGACTATTTAATGTTAATAGCTTATTTATTCCATATACACTATAATAATAATTGTTGCTTTGGATTAGTGTTGTTCCATCTCCATTTAAGGCATGCAATCCAGCTTTAAAAGTTGCAACGTTACCATTAAGAGTATTACTTATTTGTGTCCAATAATTATTAACATACTTATATACATTAACATAACCCCTATTTGAACTAATATCATTTGATCCAACAGAAATGATTGTTCCATCATTTGATATATTCACATTAGAACCAAACTCATTACCTCCTGATATTCCTTGAATTGTTTGACCTAATTGGGTCCATGTTGTTACTCCCACATATCCATATACATAGGCTTGACCAACATTTAATGAACGAGCTTTATAATACATATATAATGCTGGATATACATTATCTGCACCAATATCATTCCAAGCACCGTCGTAAAAATGTAAAACATTTTCACTTATATTACCGGGTTGAAATGATAGAAAACTATGAAAATTCCACATATCTCCAGTAACCCATTCCCAGTCTGCAGCTGTTTTTCCAGTTGCACTACTACCACTTTTTCTTTTTCCTCCAATAAAAGCTCGTGTATTGTTTTGTATTGCATTGGCTTGTGTATTTTGTTGAGCATCTAAAATTACAGCTAAATCACGACCGTAAACTGTTAATGCATTAGTTCTATGATTTAGCCAGGTCGTTATATTCGAATTTAATTCATAAATAGGGGTTATTCGATACTCATTAGTATATCCAGGTGCTCCAATAACAATAGCATTTCCATTAGCAGATAATTTTATAGATCTTCCAAAATATGAATTGCTTATAACGGGTCCTTGAATAATACCCTTATCTTCCCAAGTTGTCCCTGACCAAGCAAATGTTTTAACAATAGAACTCTTAATGTAACGAATTATTACAATACCCGAGCCGCCCGCACCAGAAGTGCCACCAGCATAAAGACCACCACCACCTCCACCAGTATTAGGTTTAGCATCCTGAAATGGTTGTTTTGTTGATTTATCTGAGCCATTTCCACCTCCATACGAACCCCACTGTGTTCCAAGTGAACCACCATACGCAATACCAATGACAGTGTGGTTAAGGTATGCACCGCCTCCTCCGCCACCAGCATAATATTGTATTGTTCCAGTTAATGTACTACTAATTCCAATAGCACCATCTTTACCTGATGCGGCAGCACCCGCACCACCACCACCACCACCTGTATATATATCTAGATTTCCAGAACCAGCAAACCCTTGTTCAATAATACCAAGACTCCTATCCCCTGTAGCTGCATTTGAACCACCACCAGAACCGCCATTTTGTCCTACACCGTTACCATTACCATCACCGCCTCCACCACCTCCACCAATTGCTATTATTAAGTTACCTATTGAAGATGATCCCCCATTATTACCTCTTGCGCTACCACTAATACTAGTACCACCTGCACCAACAGTAATATTATAAGAACCAGGCATTAATGTTGTTGTTCCACTAAGAACACCACCAGCACCTCCTCCACCACCTCCTCGTCCAGCACCACCACTACCACCTCCTGCTACTACTAAATAATCTATGGTTACAGGATTTATAACTGTAAATACTGTAATTCCAACATTAGTAAAGCTATGTACAATGTATTCATTGTAACTAGTGATATTTCCACTACTATTAATACTACTTCCACTACCAATACTACTACTAGCAAGCGTTAGTCCGTCTAATGATAAAGCAGTTGAGTAACCCTCAAAAGACCCAGTAACTCCAGTAATTGTTTGCCCTTTTTGTCTCCAATCATTTATATTAGCACTAAAGTCATATACTCTAACAGCACCAGCATTAGTTCCATTTAAATTGTCTATCCATGCACCAATAGCAATACTATTTCCGCTTCCTGCTAAACTTATGCTATATCCACTTTCACTGCCTGCTCTAGGACCATTAATGTCAGAACCTTTTTTGACCCATCTATTATTATTACTTAACTCAAATATTCTAACTTGTCCTGCGCTAGCATCACTAGCTATTGAGCTACCAGCAACAACTCTTCCATCACTTGATAAAGCTATATCCCAGCCAAATTGATCTTCATTACTTTCTCCAACAATAATTTCACTACTTAATCCTAATTGATTCCAGCTAGACGAGACTTGATTATATGACAACTCATAAACATATATTCGCCCTTTTGAAATATTGCTTGCCATCTGTAAATAGCGGATTACTACAATACCGGAGCCACCAGCACCGCCACCTAGAGTACCGCCACCACCACCACCACCAGTATTAGCACCACCAGGACCACCTATAGTTAAACCACCATTAGAACCATCAGTGACTGCCAATACACCACCTCTTCCTCCTCCAGCAATACTCGAACCACCACCACCGCCACCATAACCACCATAACCACCAGATTGGTCTACATATGCGCTACCACCACCGCCGCCTCCCCAATAATAACTTGTTCCGAGTATTGAATTGGATATACCTATACCTCCTGAACCATGACCAAATTGACCTCTATCACCTATACTTTTTGTATCTGTGGCTGCTCCTTGAGCTCCAGCCCCACCACCACCTGCTGCTCTAATTGGATTACCATCTCTAATAGTTGTTGTATTACCACCACTACACCCATAAATAAATCCAACATTGGCAATCCCATTATTTATTCCAATAATATTACCACCACTTTCTCCACCATAATTTATTCTCCATTGTGAAGCGCCAGCACCACCTCCACATCCTCCAATAGTACCATTCGTATCATAAACTAAATTAGTTCCACCACCAGCTGCAGTAGCACCAAAAACAGTAGTATTCTCACCTTTGGTCCCTGAAGCACCTCCAGAACCTACTGCAACCGAATAACTAGTTCCACTAGTTACATATGAAGAGGTAATATATACAACACCTCCACCACCGCCGCCGCCACTGTATGTTGGGCCACCGCCGCCACCACCACCAACAAGCAAAACTTCGACATTTCCACTAAAATAAGGCGTAAAAGTTCCACTAGCATCAAACCTATGTATAACATAACCACCACTTATTGTAATAGTTCCACCGGAACCTTCGCTTAATGCTGTCCCAGAAGCATAAGCAGATGACGCAAAAGCAACTACTTTTCCATCATTTGAAATAGCTGTTTTATTATTGTTATTAGTTAATGAAAGACCACTGCTTAAATCTTGTCCGAACTGGTTCCATGAAATATTGTTAAATCTTTGACTATGATGTTTTGTGTTTATTGTTTCAACACTAATAGATGATGTATTTAAACTAGTTATAGTAATACTAGCAAACGAATTATCTATTTGAGTTTTTAATTTATTAAATGAACCTTCAAAAACACTATTTGAAACATACGAAAAATCTAGTTTCCTACTTAAATTAATTAATGAACTATCAATTATATTTAGATTAGTATATGTGCTTTTTATTATATAAGACGCATCTAAATATGTTTTTAGAGTGCTATATGATCCATCAAATGCTAATTTAGTAACATATGAATTGTCTATACTAGATTCAAAAGATTGTTTTGAAAGATCATAAGTACTTATTAATAAAAATGAATTGTCTATTTGACGACTACTATAAATAGCATTATAAGAATTGTCAATATTGTTTTTTAGTTGGTCAAACGACAAATCAATATCACTATTTAGCCTATTTAGAGATGATTCACTATAGCTTCTAAATTCTATTAATGACACATCCAGAGCCACGCGTTTATTTTCAACACTTACTTGTCCACCGCTAAAGTTCCATAATGTTCCATTATATTTTAGTGACGCAACATTTGAAATGTCTAATCCTGCGCTGTTGCCCATTAAATCATTGTTATTATTTAAATTAGTGGCAACACTTATAGCTATGTCGCTTATTTCAACATTAGATGAGGCAATAATTGTGTTATTTCCATAAACCATTAGGTCACCATTAATAATTAATGTTCCGCTAGCATTACCATGTCCGGATGGGTCAATAGTAAATATACTTGGCACTTTTAACACATTATTAAGCATTTGTCCGCTAATAGTCAGGTCATTTATTAAAGATGTCTTGCCTACAACTAAATCATTACTTATAGAAATGTTTGTTGCACTCAAATCATTAGTTTCTATTTTAGCACTAACTAACTGTTGACTATTGCTAACTATATAATTATTTATAGCATTATATAAAGTTACAAAGCTTTTTCCATTTACAATTAAATCATTGCTTATGGTTGTTGTTCCATTTATAGTCAATCTGTCTTTTATATATACTGAATTATTAAAACTTGAGTCGCCTCCACTTACATTAATATATGTAAAATATGCATTGCTACTTCCACTAATAGTATTACCAATAGTTGTGGCTCTAATATATCCATTTTCAATACTCTCCGTATCTTCAATACTATCTCGACTACGCTCCTTATTATTTAAAAATAATGTATTACTATTCAATGTTTTTGTTGTAATAGATCCTACATTTGATAAATCTTTGTCGTTCAAAGCAAGACCATAATTAAAAGTAGCATTATTATTAAATATAAAGTTTCGATTATTAGATTTTAATTCTATATTATTAGAAGACGATTCGATTATTAAATTTTTACATATATCATTAGATATAAGCCTATCACCAAAAAATCTAAAAGGTATATGACTTACATTAAAATCAAAACTCATATATTATAATTTATTATAGTTAAATTATATTATATTTTAAAATCTATTACATAAAAATTATTAATATTAAATAGCATCAAGTTATTTGAGAGATTTATAAGGCATTGTTATTCAAAATAGCTATTATTTTCTTTTCTTTCATTTTCTTTTCTTTCATTTTCTTTTCTTTCATATTCTTTTCCTTACTTTTAATCTCTCCAATCTTAAAGTAAGATCATTAATAATTTGTTGTTGCTCTTGAAGTGCTTTAATTAACATAACATTAAAGCAACTATATTTAACTGATTTATAATTTATTATTTTTCCTTTCTCAATGTCATGCGCACTTGGACTTTCTGTTTCCACTAATGATGGAAATAGCTCTTCTAATTCTTGTGCCAAAACACCTATGTATTTTTTACTTGAGTTATTTTTTAAATTATAATCGACTATTCTAACTTTTAGTAAATCTTCTAATTTGGGACTAGCATCAACTATATTTTCTTTTAATCTGCTATCACTTAATGAACCTCTACTATTATTCAAATTATAGAAACCTCCATCGGCAGTAATATATAAAACCGATATTCCATAATTATTAAATTTGCTATAATATTCCTCCATTCTAGCTGTTGAACTAGAAGAATTAAAATAAACCGAATAATAACCATTAGTACTAAAATTATAATTACTAGATATAGTCAACGAATTTGAAGACGTGTCACCATTAACTACTATGTCGCCATTAATTGCTGCATGAGAACCTAGTGTTAATCTGGGTGCTGTTATATTTTCAATAGTTATTATCGATATATCAACATCAGTAGCAGCTATATTAGCAAACGAATTTATAATTCGACCACTTAAATCATTAAATGAAAATTCTATTTTGCTTCTTAATGCTAATGGATTAAGTTTAGTAGTTAATATAGTAAACGATCCGTCTACATAAGATTTTGTAACATAATTATTAATAATAAATTGTCCACTTATAGAAAATGCTTGTTTTGTAGCAAATACTAAATCTATATTATTTTTCAAATTAGAAAAATCAGTATATGCAGAACTTAGCCTTACAAATGAATTATCAACATCGGCGTTTGTATAATAAACCAATTTATTGAACGAACTATCCATATTACTTTGTAATAGTTCAAAAGAACTTGTGTAGTTTGATTTTGATGCTATTAATGAGTTACTAATAGAAGTTTGTAAGTTAATCAGCGATATATCTAGTCCAACGCTCATATTATTTATAAGCAAATTTCCTCCGCTAATATTCCATGTTGTTCCGTTATATTTTAGCGAAGCAACATTAGAAACATCTAATCCAGCAGGATTATTTACTAAACTAGCCCTATTTCTTAAATTAGAGGCAACTATTAGCGTATAAGAGCTAATGTCGACAATTGAAGATCTAATAGTTTTTTTGTTTCCATTCACTATTAAATTTCCGTTAATAATTAGTCTTCCACTTGGATTATTATATCCATACGGGTCTAGTGTGAATTCATGTGGAACTCTTAAGACTGCGCTTAATAATTGTCCATTTATGTTTAAATCATTTGCACTATACTTATTAAGCACATACAAATCGTTGCTAATTGTTATATTTGCAGCACTCAAATCTATTGTGCTTATACTATTATTGCTAAACTCTGTTTCACTGATACTAACTAAATTATTTATATAGTTATTTATTAGTCCTAATTTGTTCAACATAGTTGCAAAGGATATAGCATTTACACTTAAATCGCTATTTATACTTGCTGATCCGTCAACAATTATATTATTTTTGACATAAAGCGAATTGATAAAACTAGAATTTGCTCCGCTTACATCAATATATGTAAAATATGCACCACGTCGCCCGCTAGCTGCGCCTTTATCTCCGACTATAATTGGATTATAACCGACACTTGTATTTGTAACATACCCATTTGTGTAGTCCATAACATCATAAGACAATATTTTATAATATAAGAAAATACCTCTATTATAATCTTCTATAATAGTGTAACTTCCTTGAACATCTACAATTCCTTGACGTTGTGCGCTGAAATTATTTTCTAATTTATATTTTATATAATATTTTGTTGATCCAACACTAACCGATTCGTCTAAAAGAGCTAACTTATAATTAATGTTGGACCCCCCTGTAGCATTTGTAGTTCCAATATTTACATTTTGCGAAACCATAGTAGCATCTCTCCATAACTGAATTGTTATTCGTTCATTGGCCGCGTAACATGCGTATAAAGTGAAATTCAAATCTACTAACACAGCCGACGGGACACCTATTTCAATATCATTGTAAAATTGTCCGCTTAAATCCTGCAATTCGCTAGTGCTAGTTAAAAAACTATTTGCTGGTCTCCCTGTTCTTGTTAAATTACTATTGTTTTTAGGTACATTTGTGAGTAATATATTACTTGTTCCTACTGAATTTAATGTACTAATATTTACAATACCTTGAGGCTCATTACTAACACTAGCGTCGGAGCTAGGATCTTTTTCTAATTTATATTTTAAGTAATATTTTTTAGGTCCATCGCTTAAATTTGTGTCTAAATAGTTGAAACTATACGGAATAGTTAAGCCAGCAGTAGCATTTATTGTTCCAAGTTCTTTAGTTTGGGAAATCATACTTGCATCTCTCCATACTTCTAGCGTTAGTCGCTCATTAAAATCATAACAGCAATATAGATTAACATTAATAGCTATTTGGACGTTGCTATTAGATACATCTATAATATTATACAATACACTACTCAAATCTTGTATTTCGTAAGATGTGCTTGTATATGAAGAATTTGCAAAATACACTTTATTATAATAATTAGACGCATTTTCTATTTCTGTTAATACAATATTACTAGTAGAACCTGGTTGTAAATTTATAATACCTTGTCTAATCAAACTAATATTATTTTCTAATTTATATTTTATATAATATTTCTTGGGTCCAGCGTTTAAACTATTATCTAAATATGTTAGACTATAAGGTATTACTATGCCACCGGCAGCATTTACACTTCCTAAATTTGTGCTTTGCATAAGCATGCTTGTGTCTCTCCACAATTCAACACTTATTCGCTCATACATGGCATAACTACAATATAATGTAATATTAATACTAACAAGAACTGAGCTATTATTAGATATGTCAATTGTGTTAAATAATGAATTACTCAAATCTTGTATATTAGTTGTAGTTGTTTCAAATGTATTGCTATAAATTGAATTATTAAAAAATGATGATTTATTAATCATATTTATAGAACTATTCAAAACCTCAGTATTAATATTCAAAGTTTCAGCAGAAACTGTTGTTAATCCTGATAGAGCCTTATTGTTTAAATTAATAG